ATTAGGTTTTTACCTGCTCCAATGATTGTATTGAACCCAAGCACCGCCAATTGAAACACGCTTACCAGTTTGCCGAAAATCAAAAGAACGGGGCCAATTGTTGCAGTCACCAGCGCAGCGACAATAACAAATCTTTTGGTGCCATCGGATAGGGTATTGAAGTAATCAGCGGCTTTTTGTAACCTGTCTCCTAGATTTGTCAGGAAAGTTTGAACATCCAAAACGCGGGCAATTTCTTTACCCAAAGTAGAAAGCGCAATTTTGGCACTATCCTTGAAGTTTTCAAAAGCGTTGCCTAAGCCGCCCGTTACGTTCTTGAGAACTTCGGATTTATTGGCAGCGTCGATAATCTTTTGGGTAAACTCTGCCGCGCTAGTTCCGCTATCTCGGATTGCGGCAATGTTTCGCGTTCCAAAAGCATCTTGTAACAGCGTTCCAAGGATAGGGATACGGGACTGCAAAACCTTGAAATCTTCCGCTAAAATCTTACCCTTGCTGTTCATTTGGGTAAGCTGGAAAATCACCTCATTAAAGTCTTCCCGTGTCCCACCTGATACTGCTACCGCCTTACCAAAAGCTAGTAATGTTTCCCGTGCCTTGTCTGCACTGAACCCAACCGCCTGTAAAGAAACACTACCTTTAATTGCTTCTTCAAATCCAAGGCCGGGCAATTTAGCAACTTCGCGCAATTTCACCATTTCAGCCTGAGCGGCTTCAGTGGAACCCATTAAGGCTATCAAACCTTTTTCAAGTCTTTCGATATCGCTGAATGCTTTCAAAGAAGCTGCACCAAGTCCAGCAATAGGCACTGTGAGCGTTTGGGTTAAGTCTGTCCCAATTTGCTGCATTTTACGCCCAAAACGTTGCAGGTTCTTTTCAACCCTTGCAAGTTCTCGCTGCAAAGATTCAATGTTTGCCCCAATTACAACGTTTAAGCGATTAAATGCCATTAGTTTGGTTTTGACAGTTTCTTGACTTCTTCATCCCACTTTGCAAACCTCGCCCGTGCCCTTTCATCTAGTCCCTTCTTTGCGGCCTTTTTACTTGCCTGTTGCGTCTCCGCATCCCAGGGAAGCGGTAAAAGTTCAGTGGGCTTAATCCGGTTCTTTTTATCCAATTGGACATTAAGTAAAACGGATGTTGACCACCGTACACGCTCCCAATTTTGGCGCTCGTTCGCTTCCTGCATTTCATAGAAAGCCTTTACAGCGTTTCCGAATTGGCGGAATGTCCAAAACTGATATTCGCTTTCTGGTACTCGCAATTGACCGCATAAAATACCCTCGATATCATCCCAGGTTACCGCTTTTGCTTCGCCTGGGGTTGAACGTTTTTTGTGTCATCACCTCCGAAAGCATGGTTCATTGCTTCACCTAGCTTTTCCATTGCGCTGGTGTCGTCGTCAAGCGCATCAAAAAAAGCCAATTCGCTTTCAAACGGATTGTCAACTTTGAAGTACCTACACCCCTCCTTTACTGCCAGCCAATACACATCTTGAATCTCAGTAAAGGTAAGCCCGCCCAAATCGGACAGGCTTTTCCCTTTACTTTCAAAATATAGCGCAATAGCCCGCATAGAAAAGCGGATAGGAGTATCAACGTTGTTTACTTTAATCGTGGTTGTGGTTGCCATATTTTTGTTTGTAAATTACACCTCAGTTCCCGCGTAAATTGTACCGTCTACCTCGCCATTGAATGAGTAGGTGGAATCTTCTTCCGCGCCTGCATTCAGGGAAAGCCCGGTAATGTAGCAGGAACCCGAAAGGAAGTCATCACCCGACGCATCTGTGGTGAATCGCCATGTAATCAGGGTGCCATTTGCGTAGGCATTAAACAAGTCGGTAGCCGGTTTTAAATTTGCGTTGGAATCTGCATCCATTGCAAACAAGCCCTCGGCGGATAATGTACCCGACTTTTGCCCAGGTCGAATTGTACGCCACCCGGTTTGCCCGCCACCGGTGCTGTCCTTGGTTACACTTTCGCGCAAGTCGCGGGACATATCCAGCGAACAGGACGTAGCATAGGCAACAGGGGTTAGGCCGCTGCCAGTGTTTAAGTAGATACGGAAATTCGTACCGTTAACAATGCCTGTTGTTGCCATTGCTATTTTGTTTTTTAAGGTTATTCAATTTCGCTTTTAGATTCGTCTAAATCCTCCGGCGTTATGTGCATTACTGTTATCAATTGCGAAGCTTTGCGGGCTTCGATCTTTTCCGCAATTATTTGGCGTTCGATGTTGTCTATTGGGTCGAGTGGGACCGCAATTCCGTCTACGATCAAATCAAAAGCCTCTGATCGGTGCCTATCAACTGTTTTCCCTGCTAAATGCGCACCTGCTTTTGCTGTGTACCTCAGATTCATCGCTTTAGCCTTATTTCGTAATCCTGCGAAGCCCAGTAGATCATACTTCCCGTTGTGGTCGGTACGTCCTGCGGGCTACCGCTGGAATCGTTTGAAAAAATAATCCTGTCTACATTATGCCCATTAATTGTCCCGCTGTACCGATCCAATGCAGTGCGGATAGCGGCGGCAATTGTATGGGATGTGTCGTAGTTTCCCGAATAGCAATCAATTTGCACCAGGATTTTATCTAATGGGCTTACACCCTCTTTTGTGTCGGTTGGTTGGGTAGAAAGCTTTTGAAAAACGATGTAGGGGAATGTCGCGTTTTGAGGTGCCATATCAGGGTAAATTCTAGTACCCACCAAAGACGTTACTCCAGTGGTTGCACTCAAAACCCCGTAAATGATTTGACCTACATTCATATTCCTAGCCTTGCTTTTTCTTCATTCAAAACCCTTATCGCCTCTGCGATCATTGCCCCGGATGCAGAAGCCCCGGATGCGTTTAATCCCGCAATCAGTACCTTTTTTTGGTATGCCTCGGCACTACCGTAAACCATGTGGGCATAGTAAGCATCAACGCTTTTACCTTTGCCTACAATCTTTGCTTTGCTGCGACTGTACAGCGGCGCAATTACCACCACGGAAGATTTTGCAAACTTTCGGCGGCGTGTTGCTAGGTCGATGGTTGCGGCTTTCAAGTTTCCTGGTAAGTAGGTAGCAGCCACCCGGCCTAAACCTTTTGGAGCGCGAATCCGGTTTACCAGTTTTGGTGTATCGTACCGCTTGTGTTCCTTTTTGCTCATTGGGGTTGCACCCTGAATTGCAGGAACAACAATAGGTACGGCGGCCTGGGCAATTTGGCGACGTGTGTCGGGATTAGAAAAGCGGGCTGAAACATGCTCAAAAGCAGCAGCAACGGCCTGTATTCCCTGAACATCTACATCAATCCTCATTATTTTTTCCTTTCAGCTTGTACAATCATAAATTCCCGCCCCGGCGTAAACTCAATGGCTTTAATGTCAAAAAGCTCACTGCGGTAACTCAAACGGGATTTTTCGGTCGTGTCGGTGCGTGTGCGAATGCGAAACAAAGCAACTTGGATAGCTGTCTTTTTATCAGCAATCGCGTCCTCATCGCTTGGTAAAATTGAGTAAGTAACCTCCGCCCAAACTGTTGCGGTATCTGCCCATGTTTCAGCCGGAAACCCGCTTGTACTTTGCGCCTCAGTGACATTTTGAATTGTCACCCGTTCCCGCATTGCGCCGATTGTGTCTATTTGCTTTGCCATCAGAATACGAATACCCGGTATTGGTTAAGCAAATATTCTGCAGCTGTCGGTAGTCTCTTTACGTAGTTTGTCCGGTTTTCGTAGAAGTCGGTAAGCGTTAGATAAATCGCTTGCAATATGGCTTTTGGCACACTTGCAGCCGCTTCACCCGCTACAAACGTCACGGTAACGGCGTTATCTTCGAGGTACGTTGTTGGGAACATCTGGTTTGCTTTAAGCACTACCGCGTTGGGTAGATCGTAATTGTCCAGCATGTAAATGTCTGTGGATAGTGTTTGGGTTGCCCCGTTGCTATCCTTGTAGGTTATACTAGTCACAGAGGCCACCGGATGCACCGCCAAACGAAACCCGAAAGACGGGAAACAATCCAGTTTTTGCGTTACGGTTTGGGTCACAAGAGCGCGGGAGGTGTATAGTTCTACACTTTCCCGCGCCGCTGTTATCAAGGCAGTGATAAGCGCATCGTCAGCACTAGTATCAACACGCAAGTACAGTTTAGCCTCAGAAAGACTAATTGGCTCACTTGCGGGAGGTGTTGATACTTTGTATTTTAACGATGCGCTCATAATCGGTTATGCTTGCAAAAGGTGTTTGATTGCGTTGGCTTGCAAAAGTTTACCGTCGTAACGGCACCACATTACCAAACCTTTGTGTAGTTCGTCCATGTAGCGTTCCTGCATCAAATACATGCTAGGCCGCTGAACTTCGCGGATGATGTACTTGGAGAAGTCCCCAAAGACAACCGTTTTCAAGCCAGTGGTTACAGCACTTGCCATG